GACAACATCAACCAGGGCGGTAAGCTCTCGGAATTTTCCCCGACGGGGGACAATGGTTAAAAGCCAACCGACTGACCTAAACCTTGGTTTCAAAAGTGGACAACGTAGTCAGGTGTTATTGAATGCCTTTACGTCAAATGTTAACACGAAATGGGGAAATAAAGATAGAACAAGTACCTATAAGGGAAAGGGAGTTGAAAAACTCGTGGTCTATTCTAGAACCCACAACAAGACGCCTCGAACCCACGCAAACAGTCCGAGGGCGGAGACAACCGCAACTGCAACCAGTCCATTGAAGAAAATGGACAGGAAAGCTTGGGAGAGATCCCGAGTAGAAAAAGGGTTAGCAACAAACAAAGAGACTACCAAAAATTATCTTTTGGTATGTTATTTATGTGGAGGAACTGGTCATTTTAGTTTCCAGTGCCCCATGAAGACTCAAGATATGAAAGATCTTGAAAGAATTAAAGCTAAAAGGCAGCATGGTTTAAAACAGAAAAATAAAACCAATTTGCTCAAGTTTTCTCCCAGATATGAAAAGGTTGAACAACACACTGAAAAAGTGTATTGTGAAGAAGACGAATTTTATGGACGTCATGAAACTTATAATAAGAAAACTGGGAAGAAAATGATTTGGAGGGAAGCCTCCTCGGAACCAATTAAATCGGAGATCATCGATATCGACGCCGGATTCAACGTGTATGGCGATGAATCAGGAGAAGAATCAACCATTGACACATTAACATGTCAAGATGATTGGTTTGGAACACCTGAAAATAGGACCGGTGATCCCGATAAAGATTCCAAAATTATAGAACATGACCCGGCAGATGTATTACCTGTAGGGCATACTTGGGCATGGATGGATGATGAAGACCTAGCTACCTGGTCATGTGTAATGACCAAAATGGATTCTTCTGCACTATCTAAACCTAAAATTGATAAACGTCCTGATCAATTTAGGGGAGCTGATTTAGTGCATACAGAACCAACTTATAGCTTGATTCGTTATACAAGGACACCCACACTGATAGGAATGCCAGTGTGGTATAGTAAAACGATTGATTTAATCGTCTCCGAAGAAGTGGCAACTCAAATAGTTACAGCGAGTAATGTAAACTATACATTGAAACCAGATGCCATTTTTAATCGGATTACTCAAGCCGCTAAAACTGTGTCTAAAGTAAATGAAGATAGATACAGTGTATTACATGGTTATTTTCCCCGTAATGATACGATTGTCTTTGCCAATAACATTGCAAAATGTTATTTTTGGCAACGTAGACAATTAAAATCCGGGGTGGATTTTACCAGATGCCAAGACACGATGAAACCAAAACAGTAAGCTTCGGTTATCGAAGCTCGGAAGTGACTCTACCTATACCTCCTAGTGTGAAGGATAACACTAAAATTGAGATGAGTGAGTATAGAGTCGAAACAAACACGAGGCCAGTCGTAAGAGCTAGTCTCGGATGTCATGTACTTGGAGCGGCAAATCCGCATCCAGATCCATCTGATCTGGACACCATGTTAGATGGTGCGTGTCGACGATTTGCCAGAGAGCCTCCTAAGCCAAATAGAGCGAAGATGGAAAGGCTCCGCAAATTCGTGCGAAAATGGTTGGAGAACAATATGACTCCATTGTCCGCTGATACAGATACGAGTTTTGAAACTTGGATCAGTGGGACACCTTATCCTTTCTGGAAAAAAGAAGCGTTCCGCAAAGTCTATGAGGAGACGCAAACAGAAGTTACAGAAAAAAGTGTTTGCACTGAAAAAGTGCAAAAATACTGTAAAGTAAATTCTTTTCAAAAAGATGAAACTTATCCAACTTATAAGCCCGCACGTGCGATTAATTCTCGCACAGATGCTTTTAAAATACGAGTTGGACCAATATTTAAATTGATTGAGAAGGAACTGTTTGCCAAAGATGAATTTATTAAACATACTCCCATGGACCAGAGAGTGGAACAAATTAAGAGAGAACTAACACAAGAAAATTGCAAGATTATAGGAACTGATTATACAGCTTTTGAATCTTTATTTACTAAAGAATTCATGGAAGTTGTAGAGTTTCAGTTGTATCAATATATGACTACAGAGATAGAGGATCAAGAATGGTATAAAATAGTATCCCATGCTCTCTCAGGTCAAAATCATTGTCAATTTAGAAATAAATTTACAATGATATTAGATGCAACGCGAATGTCAGGAGAGATGTGTACATCATTGGGCAATTCATTTGCCAATTTAATGTCAATGATGTTTATAGCTGAAGAGTTAAGAATCGAGAGTCTCCGAGGCAGGGTTGAGGGTGATGATGGAATATTTACATTCTATGGACAGACCCCGACTGCTGAGGACTTCGCAGAGATTGGGTTAATAATTAAAATAGAAGAATATGATTCTTTGACGGAAGGATCATTCTGTGGTATTATTGCAGATGAAAATGAATTAATTAATGTTACCAATCCCATTATTGCAATGTTAGATTTTGGGTGGACAACCAAGTGTTATGCTGATGCAACTCTGAAGAAGAGGTTGACACTATTGAGATCAAAAGCTTTATCTTTAGCTTATCAATATCCTGGTTGTCCAGTTCTCTCAAGTCTCGCCCAATATGGTTTACGGATGACCAAAGGTAAGAATGAAAATTATGGGTCAATGTGTGAATATGAAAAATCTGAATTAAAAAGAGTTCAGAAACACCATAAGACCATACCTTATCGAGAAGTTGGGCAGCAGACTAGGTTACTTGTCGAACGGAAATTTGGATTAATGGTGGAGGATCAATTAGAAATAGAAGCTTATTTGGATGCAAAGCAAGATCTTTCACCAATAACAGTTCCGGTTATAGTATCCAATTGTCATGAGGACGCTAAGGATTATTACACAAAGTATGTGTATACCTACCATCGATCAGAACGAATGATGGAAGTGGAGTGTCCAATTTATGACAATTATAGCCATAAGAAATTTGAATTATTGAGTTTGAATTTTGATGAACAGAAAACAGCGACAAGCAAACCCTCCACGTGCTATCAGAAGGCGAGCACGTAGAGCAAAACGTATGCCTTTACCTCAACCTGTGGTGGTTTATGAACCGGCCGCTGGTAAGGTCAGGGCTCGACCACGACGTGGTCGAAAAAGACCGGGAAATTTATTAGGGACATTGGCAAATGGAGCAATGTCTTTATTGGGAAAAGGAATAGGATCATTGATAACTGGATTTGGTGATTATAAGATAGAAGGAAATAGTTTAATGACAGGTGGCATAGATCCACCAACTGTAGTTAATACGGTACAAAACGGGGGAGTAATAATTCGCCATCGAGAGTATCTACAAGATATTCTTGCGTCAACCCCTTTTAATATAATAACGTTTCCGATAAATCCAGGACAAATATCAACGTTCCCATGGCTATCAAGTATAGCAGCACATTTTGAACAATATAAATTCAGAGGATTACTCTTCGAATTTAAAAGTCTGTCATCAGACGCTGTTCTGTCTACTGCTACAAGTTCAGCTTTAGGAAGCATAGTCATGGCAACACAATATAATGCATTGAATCCACCATTCCCAAACAAGTTCGTTATGGAAAACTACGAATTTGCTAACTCGGCAAAACCTTCACTTTCATTTATACACCCGGTAGAATGTAATCGATCTGATACATCTATAGTAGAATTATATACACGGGTAGGAGCTCCAGCAGCGGGCTCCGATTTGAGATTGTATGATTTAGGGAATTTTTCCATAGCCGCAGTCGGCATGCAAGCATCATCTGGTGTTGCAGGGGAACTTTGGTGTACGTATGAAATTGAATTCATAAAACCAAAGATATCTAATCCCACGAATGCTGACGAACAAGTTGACCACCTACATTTGGCTATAGGGGTCACCGGCATAAATCTATTAGCTGGTTCAGTGATGGATCCATCTAGTACATTGAATGGTACTGCAACTGGCAGCACATATACATTCCCACCGAGTATCTCCAGCGGGAGGTACATGATAGGTTTTGTTACCGTATCAACAGCTATGGTAACACCATCGGCGGGAATACGAACTTACGTAAATTGCCAATCAGTAAATTTATTTTTGGGTGGTGCACAATCTAGGATAGCTACAACAGGACCGAATATGGCATACCTAGAATGGACCTGTATAGACATTACAGCTATGAATGCAACATATACAGTGTCACTAGCCGCATACCCAGCCCCGATATCTACAGGGGATTATTTTGTTATAGAATTACCAGGAAATCTGACGGAAATGACAAAAATACAAGAAGTTCGACCAAATGTACAAGAAGATGAATATGGAGATGATGATCTATATCAAGATGACGAACAATATTTTAGGTCGTTGATAAGAGATATCATCACTGAAGCCAAC